CCATCGGTGTCATCAGAAGATACACGGAAACAGTGATAGTGAATGATAGAAGGGGTATGGGGGTCAAATCTCTATGACCTACCCCGGTACACCAGACCCGCCCTCGTGCGTTCTAGGCAGTCCCTGGGGGGCTTTTAAGCATTTGGAGGTGATATAAGTGTCTGAAATAGTGAATTTCCATAAGATGAGTGTCGGTAAAAAGGGCGGTGGTAAGCACTGGACCAAGGATGAGATCGAGCGCAGAGCCGCTGCCGCTGAGAAGGTCCAGCGCAAAGTACCGGTCAGGCTGAGAATGCCCGCCTGGTTGGATGATGACGCAGCTGCCGTCTGGAAGAAGACTCTCCGGGACATGGCGGGGCTCGAGATCCTGGATAAGGTCGACGAAGACCTCCTGGGCATCTACTGTGACGCCGTTGCCCGGCAGCGGGATGCTGCTATCCAGGGGCGCGATGACGTGGAATGGGCCAAGCAGGCTCAGAGTTATGCCCGGATCATTATCAGTTATGCTGATAAATTGGGCCTGAATCCCAACAGCCGGGCCCGTCTGGCCAAGAAGATAGCCGATGAGGTGGTGGATGTCAATGCCGACCTCTTCGACTAAGCACCCCACCCACCAGTATGCCGCCGATGTGGTGCAGGGCCTGATCCCCAGCTGCCGGAGGGAGTGGCAGGCATGCGATCGGCACCTGAAGGACCTGGAGCGCCAGGGCACCGATGATTTCCCGTATGTCTTCGATGAGAGCCGCGCTGACCGGATATTCGAGTGGTTTGAACGCTGCTGTCGGCATGTACGGGGCCCATATTCGGGCCAACTGATAGAGCTCCACCCGTTCCAGAAGTTCGACCTGGGCTCAATATTCGGGTGGGTCCACATGGATACCGGCCGGAGAAGGTTCAGTAAAGCCTTCAACATGCGGGGCCGGGGCAACGTCAAGAGCACCGAGATGAGCGCCATAGCCCTCTATGGGATGTGTGGAGATTGCACTTATCCTCCGGGGCGGCCGGATCTGAAAGAGTATGAGGACAGCCCAGAAGTCGAATGCGCTGCCGTGGACCGGGACCAGGCCAAAAGGGTATGGGGAGACGCCAAGACCATGGGGCTGAAGAGCCCCGACATCAGCAAACGACTCATATTGAGACGGACTTTCATCGAGCACCAGAACCGGGGTGGGTGGCTGCGGCCACTGTCTCGGGATACCAAAAATAAGGACTCGGGAGCGCCCTGTATGGTCATTATCGATGAATACCATGGTCATCCCACCTCCGAGATCCATGATGTTCTCTTCTCTGGATTCGGTAAGCGCAAGCAATCGTTGATGATGATCATAACCACGGCCGGGAAGGACAGCGAAAACAACCCATGTAAGAAGGAATATGACAGCCTCTGCTGCAAGATTCTGGACGGGGAGCTCATCGATGACCACTATTTTGTGATGATCCGGGAGCTCGATCCCGACGATGACCCGCACGACCAGAGCACCTGGATAAAGGCGAATCCCATCCTGCAGGCAGACAGTGAATACAGTCGGATTCTGCTCCACCAGATTCAGGATGAGTATAATAAGGCATTCGGCAGCGGTGATCCCGACAAGATAAGGGAATTTCTCAACAAGCGGATGAACCGGTGGCAGTCGGACAATGAAAACAAGTACATGGCGGGGATCATGGAGCGCTGGAAGGCCCTCGCCGTCTCCACGAGTGAGTTTCAGGACCTGGTGAATGGTGTGGATGCCTATGTCGGCCTCGATCTGTCCAAGAGTATCGACCTCACCGCGGTGGGTTATGTCTTCCCGCTGGATGACGGCCGCTTTGCGGTATGTTCTCACGGATTTATGCCGGAGAATACGGCCACCAAGCATGAGCACTCCGACCGGGTGCCCTACAAGCACTGGGCCCGCGAGGGGTGGGTCACGATCACCCCGGGCGATGTCACCAACGATTCATATATTAAGGGTCATATCCGCGAGCAGGAGTCTCGGGGCTGGAAGGCAAAAGAGATATGCTTCGACCCATACGGTGCCCGGCAGCTGACCAATGACTTGATGGAAGAGGGGTTTGAGTGCGTGGAGATCCGGCAGGGGGTGATAACATTGAGCGAGCCGACCAAGAAATTCCGGGAGTTGGTCCTGCAGGACAAGATCGTCCATGATGGCAATCCGCTGCTCACCTGGGCCTTGTCCAATGCTGTGGAAGCATCCGACAATAACGGCAATATCAAGCTCAGTAAAAAACACAAAGATGACAGCCAGCGAATCGACCCAATAGCGGCCATCATCAATGCCATGGTGAGGGCCATTCTGTCAGAACATAGCGTCAGCGTGTACGAAAAACGTGGAATGAGAAGTCTGCTCTAAAAGTCACTTTAGGGGGCTGATATATGACCAACCGAGAAAAGGTTTTATACCTGAAGCGTTATTCATCGGTAATGAAGAAAGTGGACCGCAAGTTGGCAGCCATCGACCGGCTGCGGTCGATACAGGGGAAGGTCACACGAAGTTATGAACCGAGGGTCAGCGGTGGGCCTATCCATAAAAGCCGGGACCATGACACCATCGATAAGATCATAGACCTCCAGCGCGAGTTGATCGGAGACATTGACCAGGCCATCTATCTTTATAAAGAAACCAGCCAGGTTATAAGCCAGTTGGATGACCACCGGCTGCAACTGCTGCTCGAATTACGGTATATATCCGGCAAGACCTGGAATGAAGTGGCTGTGGATCTTGAGGTATGCTCCAAAACCGTCTTCAATCTCCACAGCAAGGCTTTAAGCCAGGTGGTGGCCCCATGATGTGTATATGGCCTGAGTGTACCCGCGCAGCTGTACGGGGTGACTATTGTTTCGAGCATTATGATCTGCTGGTATTTGGCGGCGCTGTGGAAGACAAGTTGCTGGATGAAATATTAGCCAGAGCAACCGAAAAAGCCAAAGCGGAGGCGTTTCGAAGGTATCCAGATAATCCAGACTTTTGGAAATGGGATGATGCACAGGACGGGGAAACCGATCAGTAGGGCGAAGGCGAAGGAGAAGCAAGCACATGGACAAACAGCACCAGGGATAACGCTTTCCATGCCAGCAGAAAAAGCGAAGGTCAACACCAATAAAGAACTAGCCAAGGCCGCAGGGATTGAATGTAGTCTGGCGGGGCGGCAGGGGCAGAGAACAGATCTGCAACATCCGCAATTAATTGCGGATGTTAAAGGTAAATCCCGCGACATCGCCGCCAAAGCCGTAGACCTGAACCGGGAGACCTACCGCCAGGCCAAGGATAGACTTGGAACTTATGCAAAATCTTGCACAAGTTGAACCAGACAAAAGAGGTTCCCCAAAATCTTGGGGAAGCTAAAAGTCCCAACGAGCTTAGACAAAATTTTGTCACCGCAAAGGCCGTGGGGTGGCGAAGGCGACAGGGGCAAATGGCCGACATAGAACTTCCCCAAAAATTTGGCTCCCCAAATTTGGGGATAGAAAAAGGGGCTAGCGATATGTTAGCCCCTTCTTAATCGGTGCCTGGTTTATTTGAATAGCTTGCCCAGTATCCGGCCTGTGGCTTTCCCTGCGACCCTCCGGCCAATACGTTTACCCACAGTGCCTTTTTGAACGGCGCTTATATCACCTAAGAGCCTGGCCAAGCCGTACAGGATGCCCCTGGCCTGGCTGATGGAATCTTTTTTACGGGCCATGTTATCACCCCTCCTGATTATTTTCTCCCAGTAACCGGTTTAATTCCGATTCGGGTATGCGCCAAACGTCCCCGAGTTTTACAGCGTTTAGCTTGCCTTCGCGTATCCATTTATATAACGTCCGCACGTTCAATTTTAATTTTTCCGCGACTTCTTGTAACGTGTAATACTGCTCCACGGTGCATCCTCCCTTTTGTATATAGAATCATATTACCATTAAATACACTACGTTTCAATAAAGAGCATTGACACAGGGGGTTATCGGGAGTATATTTGAATAAATTACACTAAGTTACACTAAAATACACAAAAAGAAACAACCTTAATTCAAGAAGGGAGGCGCGGATCAGAGCCGGGGTGACCACTAAAAACAGGGAGGGGTTTATTGAATGAACGAATTATTGGTTGATATGCAGGGGTTTATTGACAAGAGAGTGGAAAAGG